AGCATCTGGTTCTGCTTCTAATAATTCAGTAGGTGATCCAGCTGATAGATTGGTAGAGTAATGAAGAGGAAAGTAGTCATCAAAGATGATATTTACTTTAGAAAGGGTTTCAGATTCTTCTCTATATGAATTTCTTGTATTTGTTTTTCCATAAAGATAATTCATATCAACATTGAAATAGTCACAAATTAAATCTTTCATATCATCTTCAGGGATTCTAGAGCCTGATTCATACATAGAGATTGTACTTCTAGCAACATTTAATATATCAGCCAATTGCTGTTGAGATAATCTTCTTTCTTCTCTTAATAATTTTATAGTATCTCCAATAGTTCTCATTTCTTTTACACCTTATTATCTTTCTACACTTAAAGAATATCACGAAATGTGAACATTGACAATTAAATATGTTCACAAAAAGTGAATTTTATTATTGACACGATTCGTGACTCGATGTAATATAATGATGTAGTCACGATTCGTGACATGAAAGGGGTGAAAATATGCCGGATAATAAAACGGTGGGGGATCGCATCAAAGCTCTAAGAGAAAAGAAAAATTATTCTCAAGAAACATTAGCAAAAATGATTGGTGTAGCTGTTTCTACTATATGTATGTACGAAACTGGCGAAAGAAGTCCACGTGATGAAATCAAAGTTAAAATTGCTAATGCTTTGGGTAAGAGTGTGAATTATATTTTTTTTAGAGAATGATGTCACGAAATGTGACACAACATCCTAGAAAGGAACAGAGAAGAGGTGATATGGAATGAAAAGAGCAACGTTAGAAATTCTAAATGAAAAAGCCTCAGCTATTAGTCAAGAACTACTGAAAGAAATGAGTTTAGTAGCAGCATTAGGAGTTCTTGAAATTGCCAAGGCTCAATTAGAGGCTTATAAAAACTGTTAATCGTAAAAAGATAAACAGACTACTCGATTAGATGGAAAACAATAAAGTTCTTTACTGGTTTTGATGTCTATGATACCACGATGATTAAATATTTCATCAAGACAAAATTCTTTAAAAGAGTCGTAGCTTGGAGACATTTTTTGATCATTAATTGTACTGGTTTCGTCTCCATAAATTATCTTGTTACCATCTAATGTAATTTCAAATTTAATCATTTAGGAGTCCTCCTTTCCGATTCCATTATACAACGGAGAGGAAAATAGAAAGAGGTGTAGATATGGAAATATTTATTGTTTGTTTATCGGCTAATATATTGGGCATGATTTTGGGCCATATCATATATCAAATATATGATGAGAATAAAAGAAATGATACTTAAAACAATCAAAAAATACCTCTCAATTTAAGAACATTTTTTAAGAAAAAGGAAAGGAGAGTGAATATGAATAAGTTAAATGACGGTGATTTCATTGACACGGATGCATTTAGCTGGTGTCAATGGCCAGAAGAACAGAAAGAGAAAAAGCGGCGATTAAATCCAGTTGTTTTATTCGTAACCGGATTTATCATAGGATGTTTTATCACATATGGACTCATGGTGTTAAGCACAGTACTTGGATAGAAAGGAGGTGTCCATATGAACGAACCAAGATTCACTGGGATGAATGTTCCCATAGAAGCAGCTGCAAATGCCATGAACAAAGATCAGGCGTTTATTCGTGTTGCATTACAAAGAAAAATTCTTCCCATTGGAGCAGCCATGAAGATGGAAGACGATTCACGGAGATATGCATATTACATATCACCAAAACTTTTATATGAATACACGGGATTTATCTATGAACCCGCATTAAAAAAAGCGCCTACACCGACCAAAGTAGAGAGCGCTTAATTGATGGATTCCCTTTTAAATCCATCTCTATTTTAACACAATACGTTCCTGGTCTACAAGCAGGGCATCGGAATTCCCCTTAATTCTGAATCAGTCTTTTAAGCTAATACCAATCGATAATGTGCCAATTCGAACGGTGATCATATTGTAAATTCTAACATGTGACCGATGTCTTGCTTGTAGGTCAGGAGCTAAGAAGAAAAGGAGTTTAAATGATGAAAGAAATAACATTAACGGAAGATAAGCTGACAAAATCAGTAGCTAAAGCAGTATCAAACATTTTAGAAAATGCTCCAAAAGACGAAAGTTTTGGAGATTTATTAATAATTCATACGATGATTGGTGGCGCGATTGCAGCTGAATTGCATCAAATTTTGTTCGGGGGGGGGGCAAATCCTCAGACGACCAGTGAGGATCTAAAAGCATGAAGAAAGTACTTATATCCCTTTCACAGCCTCCGATTGAGATCGTAAAGGATGCAGATGATCCAATGGATGTTTTAATCAAATGTCCATATTGTGGAACACTGACCACAGTAGGTAACACACGTATGATCAGTGGTTTTGTTGGATGCGATCACTGCTACTTTGTTCCGGGAGGTCTTCTCGAGACAACATTGTTCGTTCGAGAGCATGAGTATGAAAACTACCGAGAAGGTAGGTTTTATAAAGATGGATTTTTTACAAATAAAAGAAAGGCAGAAATAAGAAATGACAGTAAAGATTAATCAGTTAGAGCTTGAGAATGTCAAGCGTATCAAAGCCGTTAAGGTCGAACCAACACAGAATGGATTGACAATCATAGGTGGTCGGAATGGTCAGGGAAAAACATCCGTACTGGATGCCATTGCCTGGGCACTTGGTGGGGACACATTCAAACCCTCTCGACCACAAAACGATAAGTCAGTGATTCCACCTCATTTAAAGGTAGAACTAAGCAACGGGATTGTTGTCGAAAGAAAAGGCAAGAACAGTGCCCTTAAAGTTACTGATACCACGGGAAAGAAAGCCGGCCAGGCATTGCTTGACAGTTTCATTGAAAAGTTAGCCTTGAATGTTCCAAATTTCATGGCTTCCAGCGACAAGGAGAAGGCAAACATCCTTCTGCAGATCATTGGAGTAGGACCGCAGCTGATGGAACTGGAACGTCAGGAAAAAGAAGCCTATCAAGACAGATTGATGGCTGGACGTATAGCCGATCAGAAAAAGAAGTTTGCAAAGGAACAGATTCACTATGACGGTGTACCGGATCAGCTGGTATCACCACAGGAACTGATCAATCAGCAGCAGGCTATTTTAGCTCAAAATGGCGAGAATGCTCGTAAACGTGAGAATGTATCTAACTTTGAATACTTGGTCAAAGTATTAACAGATGAAGTTGCCAGCTTACAAAAACGTCTAAATGACAAGCAAAAAGAGTTAGAGAAAGCGACAAATGACTTAGCAATCGCTAAGACCAATGCGATGGATCTTGTTGACCAGTCCACGGAAGAACTGGAAAACAACCTGCGAGAAATCGAAGAAGTGAACCGCAAGGTACGTGCAAACCTTGATAAGCAGAAAGCGGAAGAAGATGCTCATCAGGCAGAGCTTGAATGGGAGAACAAGGATTCCGTCTTGAAGAAGGTAAGACAGGACAAAATGGATCTGTTAAAAGGTGCAAACCTACCGTTAGAAGGATTGTCAATCGAAGACAGCGCTTTGGTTTACAAAGGACAGAAATGGGACAACATGTCTTCTGCAGAACAGTTAATCGTAGCTACTTCGATCGTTCGAAAACTGAATCCACAGTGTAGCATGGTCTTAGTTGACAAGCTGGAACAGATGGATACAGAAACGCTTAAGGAATTTGGTCAGTGGGCCGAGAAAGAAGGTCTGCAGATTATCGGTACAAGGGTATCTACCGGATCTGAATGTTCGATCATCATTGAGGATGGATATGTAAAAGATGCCGGTGTGAAACCAGCTGCATTCGATGCATCGACCGATGCTTCAGAGCCGTTGCTTCAATCAGCCACACCAACATGGAAGGCAGGTAGTTTCTAATGGGTAGATATGATATCACAAGTGGAAAAATACCACATGCTCGAAAGGTCCTTGTATATGGACCTGAAGGAGTTGGTAAGTCTACATTTGCATCCAAGTTTCCTGATCCGCTGTTTATCGATACGGAGGGATCTACTCGAAACCTGGATGTCAAACGTATGCCAGCACCAACAAGCTGGCCAATGTTGATAGATGAGGTCATGGCAGTCGCACAGGAACGCCCTTGCAAGACTCTTGTAATCGATACCCTGGACTGGGCCGAACGTATGTGTTCTCAAGATCTTTGCCAGTCAAAAGGATGGAATGGTATCGAAGATGCAGGGTATGGAAAAGGATACACATATTTGGCTGAACGTTTTGGCCAGCTTATGAATCGATTAGAAGATGTGGTGCAAGCAGGTATCAATGTAGTGGTAACTGCACATGCCAAGATTTCAAAATTTGAACAGCCGGATGAGATGGGCACTTACGACCGTTGGGAACTGAAACTTGAGAAGAAGACCGCTCCAATGGCAAAGGAATGGGCCGATATGATCCTGTTCGCAAACTATCAGACAATCGTGATCAAAAGCAAAGATGGAAAGAACAAGGGCCATGGTGGTCAAAAGCGCGTGATGTATACCACACATACAGCTACTTGGGATGCCAAGAACAGAGACGATTTGCCGGATAAACTGGATTTTGATTTCAATCAGATCGCTCACTTATTTTCGGATTCAGTTATTTCCAAAAGGGAAACAACTCAACCTGTAGAAAAAGATCCTTTACCTTATGAAGAAACAAAACCTATTGATATCCGGGATGGTATGGACCAGGAACCACCACAAATCGTGGATCCAGAAGATCTGCCTAAGGAAATCTATCAAGGCCCAGAATATCAGGGAATTCCACAAGCTCTTATCGATTTGATGCGCCCAAAAATGGTCAAAGAAGACATGGTACGAAAAGCGGTCGCTGCACGTGGATATTTTCCTGAAGACATGCCAATCAAAGATTACCCAATCGATTTTATTAATGGCGTTTTGATTGGGGCCTGGGATCAGGTATATCAGATGATCAAAGATCAACAGCCATTGCCATTTTAAATAGGAGGAAAAGAATATGGATTATCAAAATCAATACGGATATGGTCAGCAGGCACCACAACAGCCTGTAAACAATCAGGGAACAGCCCTTGGATGGGACGATGAAGTTGAAGAAAAAACGTACACACTGCTGCCGGAAGGAGAATATCCTTTCAGAGTAGAAGGCTTTGACAGAGAACAGTGTAACGGTACGGAAAAGATGCCTCCCTGTAACGCAGCCAATGTGCATATCGTGATCAACTACAACGGAGAAGAAGTACGTATCGATAAGAAATTATTCTTATTGTCAACGAATGGCCAGTTGTTTGCATTCTTCAAAGCAATCGGTGCCCAGACATTGCCGGACGGACGAATCAAGATGGACTGGACAAAGGTTCCTGGTGCAGAGGGGCGTGTGGTGATCAACAGACGCAAATACAACGGAAATGAATATAACAATATCAAATCCTTTGTTGATCCGGCTAAAGTGCAACCGGCACAAGGCTGGCAAGGTGGTCGATTCTAAGTGGAATTAAGACCTTATCAACAGGAAGCCAAACTAGCTATTTTCAGGGAATGGGACCAGGGGCATAGCAGAACGCTCTTGGTCCTTCCCACAGGCTGTGGCAAAACGATCGTGTTTGCCAAAGTCGCTGAAGAATGTGTTCGAAATGGTGACCGTGTACTGATCATGGCTCATCGTGGAGAATTATTAGATCAGGCCAGTGACAAGATAGCCAAGACAACCGGACTTGGGACTGCTGTAGAAAAGGCAGAGCAGACCTGTCTTGGTTCCTGGTTTCGTATCGTTGTAGGCTCTGTTCAATCTTTACAGAATGAAAACAGACTGAAGAAGTTTGACGCAGATTATTTTGACACGATCATCGTGGATGAAGCACATCATGTGTTGTCGAACAGCTATCAAAAGGTCATGGATCACTTCTCCGGGGCAAAAGTTCTTGGGGTAACTGCTACACCGGACCGAGGGGATATGCGCAACCTTGGTAATTTCTTCGAGTCATTAGCGTATGAGTACACACTTCCAAAAGCAATCAAAGAGGGATATCTTAGCCCAATAAAAGCGATGACCATACCTCTAAAGATTGATTTCTCCAATGTTGCCGTACAAGCAGGAGACTTCAAAGTCAGTGATATCGATACAGCTTTGGATCCGTATCTTTATTCAATCGCACAGGAAATGAAAAAGTATTGTATGGATAGAAAAACAGTTGTATTTCTTCCTCTAGTAAAAACAAGTCAAAAGTTTAGAGATATTCTCAATTCGGAAGGATTCCACGCCGCCGAGTGTAATGGATCCACGCAAGCCCGTACAGAAATTTTGGAAGATTTTGACAAGGGAAAATACAACGTTCTATGTAACTCTATGTTGCTTACAGAAGGATGGGATTGTCCATCTGTTGACTGTGTAATCGTATTAAGACCGACTAAAGTGAGATCTTTATACTGTCAAATGGTAGGTAGAGGAACAAGACTTTGTGAAGGTAAAGATAACCTACTTTTATTAGATTTTTTATGGCATACAGAAAAGCATGAACTTTGTCATCCTGCATCACTAATTGCGGATAGTGAAGAAGTGGCACAGAAAATGACAGAAAATTTAGAAAAACAAGCTGGTATTGATCCAATGGCTATTGATCTTGAAGAAGCAGAACAGACAGCCAGAGAAGATGTACAACGTGAACGTGAAGAGAAATTAGCTGAACAGTTGGCGGCCATGAAAAAACGCAAGCGCAAGCTGGTTGATCCACTGCAGTTTGAGATGTCTATTCAGGCAGAAGATCTATCAAGCTATGTCCCTGCCTTTGGTTGGGAAATGGCTCCTGCTTCAGATAAGCAAATCAAGGCATTAGAGAAATATGGCATATTTCCTGATGAGATTGATAATGCAGGAAAGGCAAATTTGTTATTAGACCGATTGAATAAGCGTAGAGAAGAAGGGTTAAGTACACCTAAACAAATACGCTTTTTAGAAAGTAGAGGATTCCAACACGTGGGTACTTGGTCATTTGATGTAGCACGTCATATGATAGACCGAATTGCAGCGTGTGGATGGAGAATTCCGCATGGTATAAAACCATCTGAATTCAAACCTGAGGTAGCATGATGGAAAGTAATTTAAAAGAACTACTTAAGTACATTGACCCTGCTACATTGAATTATCAAGAATGGGTCAATGTAGGTATGGCATTAAAACATGAAGGATACAGTTCCTGGGATTGGGAAGATTGGAGTCGTAAAGATTCCAATCGATACCATCCAGGTGAATGTGGAAACAAATGGGAAACATTTAGAGAAGATTCAGGAAACATTGTAACTGGTGGGACAATCTATCAAATGGCATATGAGCGCGGTTATCGTCCGCCTATTAAACAAGATGCAATCGCATTAGGATGGGATGATGAGATATCTGACGATTACTTGGTTGTTGATTCTAACAATGTAGAAGTATTACCAATCGAGCAGCCAGATGGACGCAGATGGAAACCAGTAAGTGAACTCATCAAATATCTTGAAACATTATTTAACGATGAGGACATTGTTGGATTTGTTACAAAAAGTTGGGTAAATGAAGATGGTAAGCATGTACCTACTCAAGGATCGTATAAAAAAACTGCGGGTCAACTTATTACTGAATTAAGAGATTGTAAAGGAAATCTTGGAGCGGTCATGGGTGACTATGATCCAGAAGCTGGTGCTTGGATTCGTTTCAATCCGTTGGATGGTAATGGATGTAAGAATTCCAACGTAACAGAGTTCAGATACGCATTGGTTGAATGTGATGATATGGATCTGGCCAAACAGAATGCACTGATCCGTGAACTGGAACTGCCAGTCGCTTGTCTAGTGTACAGTGGTGGAAAGAGCATTCATGCCATCGTAAAAGTAGATGCAGCAGACAATAAGGAATACCGCAAACGTGTAGATTACCTGTATAAAATTTGTAAAAAGAATGGACTCATTATAGATGAGCAAAACAAGAACCCAAGCCGTTTATCCAGAATGCCGGGTATCAAGCGAGGAAAGAATAAGCAGTTTTTGATCGATACAAATATCGGTAAGTCATCTTGGAACGAATGGGAAGAATGGATCGAATCGGTCAATGATGATCTTCCAGATCCAGAGAACCTGGCCGATGTTTGGAATGAGATGCCAAATCTTTCTCCAGAACTTATCAAAGGTGTATTGCGCTGCGGTCACAAGATGCTTATATCTGGACCGTCTAAAGCCGGTAAGTCATTTGCGCTGATCGAGTTAGTCATAGCAATGGCTGAAGGTGCCAAATGGCTTGAATGGGACTGCAAGCAGGGACGTGTCATGTACGTCAATCTGGAATTAGATAGGGCATCCTGTTTACATCGATTCGAGGACGTTTACAAGGCCATGCATTTAGAACCTATGAACATCGGAAACATCGATATCTGGAACCTACGTGGTAAATCGGTACCAATGGATCAGTTGGCTCCTAAGCTTATTAGACGTGCAGCTAAAAAGAACTATATAGCCATCATTATCGACCCAATCTACAAGGTCATCACGGGAGATGAGAACAGCGCGGATCAGATGGCCAAGTTCTGTAATCAGTTTGACAAGGTATGTACCGAGCTTGAGTGTGCGGTGATCTACTGTCACCATCATTCAAAGGGAGCGCAGGGAGGTAAACGATCAATGGACCGTGCCAGTGGTTCTGGAGTATTCGCTCGAGACCCGGATGCACTTCTGGACCTTATCGAACTGGAAGTATCCGATGCGGTCAGAGAGCAGGAAGAAAACAAAGCGGTGTGCAAGTTCTGCATGGAATGGCTGCGCAGATACAACCTGCAGAACCAGATACCGATTGATGATCAGTTCAGTCAGATAAAGATGTTGGAATGGTGCAGAGACCTTTTAAAACCGCAGTACAAGCAGATCACGGAGGAACTGAAGGATGTAAGGGCAAAGACAAAGGCTCGTACAGCATGGCGCATTGAAGGCACCCTGCGTGAGTTCAAACGCTTCGAACCGGTCAATCTTTGGTTCGACTATCCGGTGCATCACTGGGATCATACAGGGGTGCTGAAAGACATCAATCCGGAAGAAGCAAAACCACTTTGGAAGAAAGCTTCTGAAAGCGCCAAAAAGAGAGCACAGAAGTCTAGAAATGATAAAAAAATCATGATTGATAACTTTATAGATGTAGAAAATTATGGTGATCCAGTCATGATAAAAGACCTCATGGCTAAGTTTGACAAGCCAGAAAGTACGGTCAGATCATGGGTCAAACAAGCAGGATATTCGGTCAAAAATGGATACGTAATTCGGTCGGATGAGTAATCCACCACGACACGAAATCCATGGATCTCGTGTGAGCAAAAATCCGCGAAATCCTTGGATCTCGTATCTTCGTGTGTCGTGCCACCACGACACGAAATCCATGGTTTTCGTGCCACCACGAAATCCTTTATATAAATATAAACTTCGTGTTCGTGTGTGTCGTGAGGTGTATACGAAGTCCGCTTAGCGTTGCGGACATTCTTATACACACATACACGACTATCGCGCGAGATGAAAGAGGGGTAAAAAATGAGCAAAAAAATTTGTAGAAAATGTGGTCAAGAGTTTGACTCTGAAGATTACAAAAAAATAAATGAATATGGTATTCGCTATGGTGTCCGAATTTTGGCAAAAGAGTCAGACCTTATGAATCAGGATATTTGCCCGGATTGTTTTTTTAGAATGATCAAGCAAACTTTCGATAGTGCTTTCGTGGATGATGGAGAACACTATGATGCTTGAGTTCTTCATGCCGATGCAGCCTCCAACTTCTACTGCACAGATGCATAAGGTTGGAGTTAGAAATGGAAAACCATATTTCTATGATCCGCCAGAGGTGAATCGAACCAAGGTAAAGCTGACAGATGGCCTGATACCGTATATACCGGATGAACCAATGGAAGGGCCAATAAAGCTGGAGGTGAGCTGGCAGTTCCTGGCAGATAAGAAGCATCCGGCCGGGACCTACAGAACGAGCAAGCCTGACACAGACAATCTGCAGAAACTTTTAAAAGACAGCATGACCACCCTAAGGTTCTGGAAAGATGATGCATTGGTTGTTGATGAACATGTTGAAAAAGTTTATTCAAAAGTCCCTGGGATTTTGGTTAGGGTAAAGGAATTGAGGTGATTGGTTTGAAATCAAAAACTTTGCTGAAAAAATTAGGATTTAAAAGAGATATTGATGGAACTTGGTTAAACAAAGATTCAGAAACAAGAATAACACTTGAAGATGGATACTTATTGATCTCTGGTGAATGGGCAGATGAAAGCTCAATGATTACTCCTGACGAATTAAAAGCAATCGTTGAATATTGCTTAGATGAAAAGTTCATTGATGGATATGAAGAAAAAAAGAAATGGATTCCTTTCAAACTAAGATCATGTGATGAAGACGAAAAGAAAGAGTACGGTACGGATCAAATATGGGATGTTCCATTGCCAGATAACGGAGAACAAATATTAGTGTCAGATGGCGAGGAAGTTTGGGAAGATATGTTTGTAAATGATGCGGATGGTTGCAATTTAGAAATGTTTTGTGGAAATCTAAAAGGTTTAGCATGGATGCGAATGCCAGACGTATGGAAAGAGGGTTCAAATGATTGATGAAAAAGAATTGATAGAGCAAATAAAAAGCTTAAGAGTAACAATAACAGGATTAAGAGCAGAGAAATCTATATTAAACGAATATGCTCAACACTTTGAAGATTCAGTTATAAGAATAATCGATGAACAACCAAAAGTAGGCGAATGGATTCCATGTAATGAGAGATTGCCTGAAGAAAAAAAGTTCTATGAAGAACTTATGCGTTCTCCAGCATGTTTAGTAACGGTGTTATCGGATGATGAGTTGATGGTTGGTATAGACCGTACTGTAAATGGAGTTTGGACGTTAGAGGAAACCTTTGACAAACCTAAGATTATTGCATGGCAACCATTACAAGAACCATTTAAAGGAGAAACAGAATGACTAATTTAGAATGGTTGAATGAAAATCTAACGAAAGAAGAAAAATCAAATGTTCAAATGTGTGTAGTTGTTAATAAAAAATTTTATAAATATACATGTGATGGCAAAGACTGTTATGATTGTCCTCTTAATAAAGTTGGTGATCTTATAGATTTACTTCTGAAAGAACACAAAGAACCAATCAAGCTAAAACAATGGGAGTATGATGTTTTGAATATTCTTACAGATGGAGGACATATAGGCAATTGGAAGTTTAATGATTTAATATGTTATTCTTTAAAAAATAAAGGATATTTCAAAGGTATTACAGACACATCAATGAAAATAGGAGATATCTTAAAAAATTGTGAGGTAGTGGATGATTAGAAAGTATTTACCTCTTATCATATTGATTCTTACTTTATGGCTTATGGAAATCATCAGTTTTCCTTTGTTGGAAGACGCAGGGCCAATGCCGGGTCAGGAGGGATACGGTGAAGTGGTTTGAAAGAATCATGATCGTGTTGGGAATGGTAACTATGGTCCTTTACTTCATGGCGGTAATTATCGTGCTTGTCAATGTCGTATATTGGCCTATTTGGTGGCTATTTGAATTGTATGGAGGAATTTTATGAAATTTGAAGCAGAAACCTTGGGAGGCAAAGCAGTCCAAGGAGAGTTAGTTTACGAAGGCTTGGCAATGTATATCATTGAAGACCAAGGATATGGAACTTCGATGGTTCAGTGTGTGCCAGGAACAGAAAGAGAGATCACAGAAGATGAGTGATGATTTGCGAGAGTTGTCAGATAAGATGGCTGAAGTCGAGTTTAAGTATTCAAAATTGTTGAAAGCATATAATCGATTAAAGCTTAAGCATAAAAATCTTGAATATCAAAATGAGCATTTGGTCAGAGAGAATTTTGGTTTAAGACAGACCATAAAAAATCTGCAACAGAAATTAGAATCGAATTATCGATCAAGGAGATAGTTTAGATATTAGGAGGTTGCCAAATGACAGATGATAAAGCAAAGTATATTCTTCATGAGATCAAGAGTCTCAGAAGATATCGAACAATAATACGTGAAATCGATGAGGATCTTAGAGATATCAACCAAAAGATTGAGTCTGTCCAGGAACCTTCTTGTCCAAATGGAGGAATGGATCAACCAAAAGTTCGACCAAGTACAGATAAGGCTTCGATTGTGAATTCACTGTTATCTGATGAAATGCAGCTGCTTGAAGAACGTAATGAATTTGCTAAATTAAAAGCAAAAGCCGAGAACTACTATGCTCGGCTTAAAATCGTATGTGATCATAAAGAACTGGACTTCATCGATGCATTCTTCAGAGGTGTTTCCTATACAAGACTGGTCAGCGATCATGGATATGAGAATCCATATAAGAAAGTTCTAAATTTGATCAAAAAAATGTAAGAGTTAGTAAACTAACCTTGTCAACATGATAAAATGATAGTGTTGAAAAGCATCAGGGATAAGTCCTGGTGCTTTTTCTTTGCAAAACAAACAAATCGGAGGTGGTGATGTGGCTTGAAGGAAAATTGGGAACTGGCTTATGAAGATTATAAGGCGGGTATGAAGCGAAAGGATATTGCGCAGAAATACAACGTCTCAATTAATACCGTCAAGTCATGGAAGCAGCGCCACTGGAACAAAAAAGAGGGTGCACCCCCTAAACGCAAAAAGGGTGCACCCCTTAAGAACAAGAACGCTTCCGGCAGGACTCCAAAAAAAGACGAAAACCAAAATGCAAGAAAGCATGGATTTTTTGCCAAATGGCTCCCGGAAGAAGTAAATCAAATCATCGGTGAGATGCCTGAAGATCCTTTGGACATCCTATGGGCAAACATACAGATGCAGATGGCGGCCATCGTCAGAGCTCAGAACATCATGTATGTTATCGATGAGAACGATAAGACCGTTGAAAAGGTTGAACAGAAAGAGGGTAATGTCATTGGTGAACGATGGGAAATTCAACAGGCATGGGATAAGCAAGCTAATTTCATGTCGGCACAGTCCAGGGCCATGAAGACACTGGAATCGATGATCAAGCAGTATGATGAACTGCTGCACAAGAACTGGGAGCTGGCTACAGAAGAACAGAAAGCACGTATCAATCAATTGAAAGCACAGACGGGCAAAATCACAGGCGAAGGTCAGGAAATCGAAGACATGAGCGGAATCGAGGAAGAGATATATGGCACAGGTCAGACGGAAGAAGAGCCTGGAGTATAGGTTTTCTCAAAAACACAAGGATTACATTCGTAAGTGCAGCGAATGTGAATTCAATGTTGCAGAAGGTGCTGTACGTGCCGGGAAGACCGTTGACAACGTTTTTGCCTTTGCCCATGAATTGAAAAAAACACCGGATCGTATTCACCTGGCCACTGGTTCAACAGTTGGTAACGCTAAGCTAAACATTGGCGTTTGCAATGGCCTTGGCCTGGAGAACATCTTCAGAGGGCAGAGCCACTGGGGAAAATTCAAAGACAACGAGGCTCTTTTTATCAAGGGGCCGGATACAGACGGTATTGAAAAAGTTGTGATCTTTGCAGGGGCTGCAAAAGAAGATTCATTCAAGAAAATACGTGGTAACTCATACGGTATGTGGATTGCTACAGAAATCAACCTGCACCATGATAACACAATCAAGGAGGCAAATAACCGACTTCTTGCTGCAAAAAAGTTAAAGATATTTTGGGACCTTAACCCAGACAATCCGAAACATCCGATCTACACGGAGTATATCGACAAGTACAGAGATCTGCAGAACGCAGGAGAATTCCCTGGTGGGTACAATTACATGCACTGTACGATTTATGACAATGTAACGATTACTCAGGACCGACTGAAAGCCATAGAGAGCCGGTATGATCAGAACAGTATCTGGTACATGCGTGATATCAAAGGAATGCGTGTGATTGCATCCGGATTGATCTATCGTCATTTTGCAGACGATGTATCGACCAAGCAGTATTCCTACCGATTCAAAGGTGACAAGGTAAGAGACATTATGCTTTTGAATGTAGGAATCGACTTTGGTGGTTCCGGTTCCGGCCATTCCTTTACGGCAACTGCAATAACACGTGGATACAACCATGTGGTGGCCATTGCCAGTGAGTGGATTGGGTGTAAAGATGCATCTGGAAACACGATAGAGATAGATCCTGAAATGCTGGGAAACATGTTCTGTGACTTCTGCCAGAGGGTTATATCTCGATATGGATTTATTACAAGGGTCTATGCCGACAGTGCCGAACAGACATTGATTGCAGGCATTCGAAGCAGCCTGAGAAAACATGGACTGGCATGGATTCGAGTTGAAAATGCGTTGAAAACAACCATCAATGACCGAATCAATGCAACTTCGATACTGATGGCACAGCATCGTTTTTTTTATGATGCGGATAACTGCAGAAGCTTGGAAAATGCATTGTGCCAGGCAGTATGGGACCCGGACGAATTAACCAAGAACGTTCGACTGGATGATGGATCAACCGACATCGACAGTCTGGACAGTTTTGAATATACGATTGAACGAGAGATCAGCAATTTGATTCGATATGGATAGGAGGTAGTAAATGAGGTACTCAAAAATGTATGAAGCATTGACAAAGGTGCTTGAAAAAGATGAGCAGATCACATTTGCCATGACCGATGTTACATCCCGTCAGATAGAACTGTGGTCACTGATGTTCAAAGACCGAGCACCTTGGATCAATGAGGATACAAAAAGCATGGGCCTTCCCTCTGCAATATCGAGCGAGCTGGCCCGTTTGATCACACTGGAAATGGAATCAAAGATAACAGGTAGTTCTCGAGCTACTTTTTTAGATTCTCATTATCAGAAACAAATTCGTAAGCTTAGACAGTTTACGGAACTGGCCTGTGCAAAAGGTGGTATCATCTTCAAGCCATATGTCACAGAAAACGGACTGGCAACACAGATTGTACAGGCAGACAGTTTCTTTCCCATCACATTTGATGATTCAGGAAATATTACACGTATCTGTTTTGTCGAACAGTTCAGGAAAGCCAATTCGATCTATACAAGGGTCGAATATCACAAGTTGGAAGGAACCAGGCTGACCATTCGAAACCGGGCATTCAAATCGGATACGGATGGCATCCTTGGTAGTGAGATCAGTCTTGAATCTACTGAAAGATGGTCAGACCTTGCTGAAGAAATCACTATAGAAAATGTCACAAAGCTTCCGATAGGATATTTCAAGGTTCCTTTGGCCAACAATAAGGATGCAGACAGTCCTCTGGGAGTGTCATGCTTTTCGCGTGGAACAAATCTGATACATGAGGCAGATATTCGATATTCACAAATTTCATGGGAGTTCGAATCTAAAGAAGCAGCCATTCACATAGGAGAATCCCTGTTGAAGTATGACAAGAACCAGGACAAGTTTGTGTATCCTGGTGGAAAAGGCAGACTGTATCGAGCAATGGAGTATTCGCAGGGAGCCGTGGATAAGCCGTTGCTTGAAGCTTTTTCTCCGGACATTCGAGATACTTCCTACTTTAATGGATTGAACCAGCAGCTGCGCAGAATTGAATTTGCCTGCTGTTTGGCATACGGAACGTTGAGCGATCCAAACAATGAGGCAAAAACAGCCGAAGAAATTAAGACATCAAAGCAAAGATCCTACACCTTTGTATCGGATTGTCAGAAAGCATTGCAGGATGCACTTGAAGATTATATTGATGCAATGGATCTTTGGTGTACCATTTACGATCTGGTTCCTCAAGGGTCTCACAGAGTTTCCTTTATCTGGGATGACAGTCTGGTCGTAGACACAGAAAAAGAAAGACAGACGGATCGCTCGGATGTAGCTATGGGAGCCATGCAGTTGTGGGAATACCGCATGAAATGGTTTGGTGAAACGGAAGAAGAAGCTAAGAAAGCTGTTGGCATGAATGACCAGACCGCATTGATCGATGACAGCGATCCTCCAAGTGGTGGGGGTAACCGAAGTGCAGGGTAAAGCATTGAACGGAGACATGACAGAATAACATGAAAAAGTATGGCGAGATTGAAAACTTTGGGGAGGATATCGCAAAGCTTTTTTCAAATCTTGAAATTAAGATCATGGAAAAGATGGTCGATCTTATTAAAGAAAATGGTTTCTCTGGTTCTTCATCGGACTATCTGATGAATCGATTACGTTCACTGGGTGTTGCTGAAGAAGATGTGGCCAAGTATTTTGAAGAGGCTTTGAAAGGAACAGATATAAAACTCAATCAGATTTTTGATGATGAGGTTTATAAAGAATATTATGGCCATTATCGTGAGTTTCAGGCAGCAGGAATTGAACAGGTCCCATACAAGGACAACATCGAACTGCAGCAGCTGGTCAGTGGCATCCATGATCAGACGTATGAAACCATTGGAGGAATGGCCAGATCACTTGGCTTTGTGTTGCGACAGCCAAATGGTCAGTTGATAGCTACTCCGCTTCAAACGTTTTATCAGTCACAACTCGACCAAGCCATTCTTGAAATTTCTAGCGGTGCTTTTAGTTATGAGCAGGTTTTGGAACATGTGATCAACAAGATGACCAATTCCGGTGTCCGTATTATTAATTTTGAGAGTGGAGCACATCGAGGTATGGTATCCCATGTTCGAACTACGGTACTGACCGGGTTCAGACAGATACAGGGGCGAATCAATGAGCAAACAGCACAGGAGCTTGAAACAAACTATTTTGAGATATCCTATCATGTAGGGGCACGTCCAGCACACCAGGTGTGGCAGGGGCGTGTTTTTTCTAAAGAAGAACTTGTATCAAAGTGTGGCCTCGGTTCTGTTACTGGTCTGTGTGGCGCTAACTGCTATCACACATATAGGCCATTTATTCCAGGAGTATCAGTGAGAACTTACACGGATGATGAACTGGATGAGATGATTGCCAAAGAGAACGAAAAGAAGCTTTATAACGGTAAGGAATACACAACTTATGAAGCTTTGCAGCAACAAAGGTATCTTGAACGTGTGGCCAGAAAATACCGTCAAGATATCCGGCTTTTGGAAAGAGGGCTTGAAGATGCGGATGAGGCAACAAAGGATATGTTGATCCTTAAACAGGCAAGGTATCAGAATACCATATCCAGATACAACGATTTCACTAAGAAGATGGGCCTTCCTACACAGAATGAGCGTATTTTTAAAGATGGGCTTGGGAAAATAAAAATACCTACTAAAAAAGTTAAAAAACGAACTGAAGTGTTTATCGCAAAGGATAATACGTCTCGAATTCGATTGCTTAATGATTCTGATAATAAAGATCGTAAGATGTTGCCTGAGAAAAATAACAATGTTAAGAGCAAAAAATTCACAAACAGGCGTAAAGCGCGAATGGCTGCAAGAAGCAACAACTCTACCTCTAGTCTTCCAATAAACAAATACGGAAAAGAAATTAAGTTTTCGGAAATATTTGAAAAAGAAGAGTGGCAGGAAGCAAAGAAACTCATAATCAAGTTATCAAAAGAGTATGACACAAGATTATATGAAGTTGTGACGGGTGCAGTTAATGCTGCAGGCTCTGTTGATATGGGTGGAAAAATGCATTTGTCTACTAATAAGCTGGATACAGTCATACATGAGTTTGCTCACAGTTTGGCACAATCCAATCTTGAGAAGTATGGCGTAGAATCTTATGGTGATTTTTGGAAAGAAATTAAGAAGGTTAGAAGTCAATACAGAAGAGATGTTAAAGATGATTCATCAAGATGGATTTCAGCATATGAGCATAGTGAAGGTAAAAATAAATACGACGAATTTATGGCGGAAGCTTTTACACTAGCAAAGCTAAAGCAGATGGGCCTCAAAATCCCATCGAATTATGGGGAGGATTTCACCTACGCCGATAAAGTGTTGGAAATTGTGGATAGGTATTTTAAAAAAGAGAACAAATTTAAACTAGATATTCAGTTTTTTGCAAAAAAGCCTAAAGATTATGCTAGTATTAGACTAGGTACTAGAGAATATGCAAGAGTGGTTAGTCAGTTAAATACAAACTTAACAAGAGAAGAATTAAAACCGGGTATTAAAACTAAGGCTATTGGAGATTATCTCTATACTTTTGAAGTCATTGATTTTGATCAATATCGTTTTATTAGTAAAACTAGAATCAAAAAAACTATTCATGATAAGTAAGATGGAGAGTGATAGGATGTCAGAATTAACAGAGTTGGAAAAAAAGCTAGTAGAAAAAGCAAGGGCAGTTAGTCAAAATAAAGATTTTTTTCTTGCGGTACTCAATTATGCTGATACAGAAGAGGATCAACAAGCTATTATTGATTACATTGATAAAGGCGAAGATGTAAATGAGCAAAATGTAACCTTACTAGCTGTTTTTCTATTTAACAAAAGATATTATCCAGAACGGAATCTTGCGGGAAATGATGAATTTTAACGATAGTTATGCACACTGTAGAAGGTGTGCTTTTTTGTTGGAGATTTCCATGTGCAATCATATTTGGAATGAAACTATAAAGAAAACTTATTTTGATAAAAATACTTTATGCAGGACTGAGATACGAATCATGACCTGCATTTTTTGTGGGAAACAAGTAAAGGAGCTGATTAGAGTGAAAGACCCGCCCAGGAAAAGAAAATTACCTAAATTTATTAAGGACGATCTAAGCAGTGTTTAGATCGTTTTTATTTTGTCCTGGATATGACGTAAAAAGGTCCCTACCCGATTACAAGGGAATAAATTGTGTAGATCGTACCGGTACCGCCCGGAATAAAAAGGAGATTGAAGAAAATGAGTTTAATTGACGACATTAAAGAAATGGGTGTCGAACTGACATCTGAACAAGAATCAAATATCACAGCCTATATCGGTAAACATTTCGTATCGAAGTCAGACTACAATGCGAAATCAACACAATTAAAAGATGCAAATGGAAAGATTGCCGACTTAGAAAAACGTGATTTTGCATCTATCGAACAGGACCGTGATGAATGGAAGCAGAAGTATGAGGGCTTGCAGAAAGATAATCTAAATAAAAGCAAAAAAGAAAAGTTCTATGCGCTTTTAGGAGATGACTGTAAAGACAAAGACTATATGCTCTACAAATATGGCGGTGTAGACAAGTTGGAACTTGACGATAAAGAAAACATTAAAGATGCAGATAATATCATCAAAAGTTTAAAAGAAAACAATTCCAACTATTTTGGAAAAACACCATTTGTGGTTAGTTCCACCACAGGATCTCAAACAGAACCAACAAAAGGAACAGATAAAGCTAATCAGGCTTTAAGAGAAATGTTTGGTAAATAACAAGGAGGAAATATAAATGCCAGCTAATATTATTAATAGACAAGATGCAGAAGCGATTATTCGCGAGCAGGTTGTACAAACTATCTTTCAAGATGCTCCTAAACAATCCGTGTTTATGAGCATGGCGCGTAAGTTGCCTAATATGACATCTGATCAGACACGTATTCGTGTATTGGATTTCTTGCCAACAGCTTACTGGGTAAATGGCGATACAGGAATGAAGCAGACTTCCCGTCAAGCATGGGATAATGTATATTTGAACGCAGCAGAATTAGCTGTTATCGTACCTATTTCAGAAGCTGTATTAAATGATGCAGAATTTGATATCTTCGGTGAAGTTACACCACGTGTAAATGAAGCAATTGGACAGCGTGTTGATGCTGCTATCGTATTTGGTGATAATAAACCAGCTGAATGGCAGAATGATATCATTACTTTAGCAAGACAAGCTGGAAACAATGTTGCAGTAGCCGATGGAAAAGATTACTTTGATTTGATCTTAGGTGAAAATGGTGTCTTTGCTAAAGTTGAAGATGATGGATATGGAGTATCTGGAGCTATCGCACCATTGAATTTCAAATCAAAATTACGTGGTCTAAGAGATGCTAACGGAAATCCAATTTTCATGCGTGATCCACAGAGCACAGTTCAATATTCTTTAGATGGAACACCTTTAACATTCCAACAGAACGGTGCATTCTATCCAAATATTGCACAGTTGGTAGCTGGTGACTTTAGTCAGGCAGTATATGCAATTCGTCAAGATGTAACGGTTAAGATCTTAGATCAGGGTGTTATCCAGGATCCTCAAACAAAAGAAATTGTTTATAACTTGGCACAGCAAGATATGATCGCATTGCGTGTTGTATTCCGTATGGGATGGGCTTTACCAAATCCAGCTACTCGTTTAAATGAAGATCGTACTGGATGTGCTTTTGCTTATTTGGAACCAGGAACACCTGTTACAACACAAGCAGTTAAGATCACAGTAAAAGATTCTAGTGGAAACTTGAAAGATGCGCGTGTAAATGTAAATGGTGCGATTTTGAAAACTGATGCATCAGGTTTAGCTACATTTAATCTTCGCAAAGGAAATTACCAAGCTAAAATTACTTTAAAAGGATATGTTGCTCAAACAGTAGATATTGCAGTTGATGCATCTGAAGTTACAAAAACAATTACTCTAGTTAAGGAGGCTTAACATGTCAAACGTAAGTGCATTGCGAGCTCTTGCAGTTAAAATGACTGGTAAAGGGCTTTCTGAAATCAAAGGAGATAGCAATGCAGAAATCATTAATTTTATCGCAGAAAATTTTAAAGCAGAGAGTGAGTCGTTCACTCCTGCTAATTCTGTGACAAGCGTTTCTGCACCAGATGCCACAACGCTTAGCGAAGCTTATACTCAAGCTGAAGTGGCAGCTATCGTAACATTAGCAAACGCTAATAAAGTAGCAATCAATGCAATTATCCAAGCGTTAAAAGATGCCGAATTGATGCAATAATGTATGTTAATTATTCATACTATCTAGACACGTATCTAGTTGTTCGAGAACCACTAATAGAAGAAAAAGATTTCTACTATTGGGAAAGGCAGGCAGAACGTGAACTGGATCATGTTACTTTTGATCGCATTCGAAAAGATAAGTCTTTAATCAATGAAAATGTGATGGATTGTATATGTGAGTTGACAGAGTATTTATTCAATCAATCCAAGTATGTTCAAGCTATATCATCGGATGGATCTGTTGGGAATCTTGTTTCATACTCAAATGATGGTGAAAGTGCTAGCTTTGATTTATCCGGACAAAAAGAGATGTATTCCGAGCAAGTCAGACAACGCAAAGTTTTCGATATCATCAATAAATACTTGAGTCGTACGGGATTGTTGTATAGAGGTTTATAATGCCAAATCCAAATTACACGCATACTATTACGTTGTTTCACAAAAAGCTTGTAGACAAAAAAGAAATTTGGACAAGTTCTGTGATCTCTAATTGTTTTTATAAATGCGAAACAACAATTTCTCAGAATGGTACAGACGTGTCCAAAAGCAACACGTATACAGCGAGAATCCCTCAAGGGGATATAGATGTATCAATGGATGATATCGTTGTGTATGGCTCTGTAATTGACGAAATAGGAAAAGATATGAATGCAACTCAACTATTACACAAATATAAACCAGATGCATTTCGCATAACTTCAATCAGTGATAACACTAGATATAAATTTGGTAAGCATATAAGGCTTGGAGGATAAATGTGAGTGGAAGCTTTCGATGGCTAAAACCTATGAATACAATTGTTGAAGAGAAGACCGGGGGAGATAATGGCCTTCTCTTTTTAGCTAATGAAGCTGAAAGATTGATGGATCCTTATGTACCGGCAGATAACTTGGTTTTGGCACAAAATGTAAGAACATATGTGCAGGCGAAAGAAGGGATCATACACTATCAAAGTCCATATGCTCATTATCAGTGGGAAGGTAAATTGTACGAAGATCCTAAATACAAGACAGGAGCCTTTACAGATGGAGAAAGGTTCTGGTCAAGACCGAACGTAGGGAAAGTCCCTTCAACACGGAAACTGACATATTCGAAATTCAGACATCCAAAAGCAACCGGCCACTGGAATGAAGCTATGATGGTAGCAAGAGGAAATGAATTGTTAGAAGCTTATCGAAATTATTTGAGAGGAAGATCACGATGACCAAACATGATGCAGTGCATTCTTTTATTAAAAAGAAAATTGATGATTTAACAGAACAAACGCTTGGATTTAATTATTCATCTGAAGAAATGGGACAAATTGCTATAACCACAGACTTTTCAGACAGAGTAATCAAAAAGTATTTTAAAGGGGCAGAAAAAGCGTATGGGTTTACCATTACACTTATTCGACCTTATTCAACAGATCTAGATTCACTGAATTTAGAATGTATGAATTTTGTTCAATCCTTTATGGATTGGATTGATGAACAAAACAAAAAAAAGAATTTCCCTAATTTTGGCGAGAGTTGCCAAATCAAGAAAATGGAGAATCTGCAAAACATGCCTAACTTATCTGGTATCAATCCCAAAGAAGGTTTGGCACGATATCAGATTCAGTGTCGAATTATTTATTTTGACAAGGAGGACAAGTAATGAAATTAAGTGAATTGATGCAAGGATACACACCTAGTCATGATTTTGAAGGATGGGTAACCAATGATGATTTTGTTTTAGCAATCAATACTACACCTGAAACTGCTTCAGTGAAAGAAACAGATTATCATGTAGTCCAATTAGGTATTGAAGGATTGGATGCACAGATGAATCCTATCACAGTGGATAAGACATATATTCGTGCGGGTCAGTCAACTCAACGCACTGGAAACCAGAGATCTTTTACAATTTCTGGAGATCGCTATATTGGAGATGAAGTTCAAGACTATATTTTCAGTCATGCGATCAAGTATGGGACTGGTAATAAAGTTATTACAGATTATGTATACTTCTGTCTTTTGACTGGTAAAGGTGAAAAAGGTAAAGTTTCAATCATCATTAATTCAGATGGTGGAGGAAATGCAGGAGAATCAGCTGCAATTGATGTTGAATTTAGAAAAGTTGGAGACAACCCAACAGAATATACGTATAGTGCAGGAGCTTAGATATGAAAACAAAGATCAATGGAAAAAATATATCTTTCAATATGTATGATATGAAAGATGCGAAAAAATATGAAGATGCATTAAAGGTGCTTTCTGAAGACGAAAAAGCCATTCAATCTAGCGTTGATAAGATGGAAGATGAAGAAATCAGCATGTTTGTTTTCTTAGAAAAACAAATAGACATGATCAAAAGGTTTTTCATTTCGACTACAGGTGTTGATGTTATTGGTGATTGTACAGATCTATTAGCCGCTAGAGAAATGTATGATCAATTCTTGAAAGCAATCAAATCAGATCAAAAGAAAATCGCTCCGTTTTCAACAAAACGTATCCATTGATGGAAAATATCCTAATCGATGAATTACCTCGTACTGTAATCATTCATGGTGAAGAATGGCCAATTGATTGGGGATATAGAGCATCTATGCTTTGTGAAATTGATTTGTTTTCTATGAATAAAGAGGACGATCAAAAGATGTTCGAAGTCTTAAATATTTTCTATAAAAACAATGTCCCTGATGATTTAGAAGAAGCTATGAATCAGTTCCTTTATTTTTTCAAAGGTGGCATTAATGAAAATAATGAAGGATTAGGACCGTCAAGAAACTCTAATCGAGCATATGACTTTGATCAAGATGCTTCTATGATCTATGCGGCGTTTAGAAGTCAATATGGAATCAATTTGAACAAAACAAAAAACCAAGAACTTCACTGGTGGGAGTTCTTGGCCATGTTTAATAGTTTGAATGAAGAACATTTGCTTTCAAAAGTTATGTATTGGCGAACTGTTAATTTAAAAGATGTTTCTAAATCAGAAAAAAAGTTTGTTCGAGCGATGAAAAAAAGATACGCAATCAAGTCAGAACAAATCAAAGTTGATTCTAAACTTAAATTAGTAAGACGTAATGCAAAAATGAAAGAATATGTCAAAAAGAGGATTGAAGAATGCAAGAAGTAAAAAAGATTGTATGTCCTCATTGTGGGTATGTGATGCCAATGATCATTCAAAACCAAGCAGAGTGCAAAGGTATTACAGTACGTTGTAAAAATAAAAAATGTAAACAAATATTTGAAATAAAAGTGAATAAAGGAAAACAGAGCAGATAGAGCCATCATGTGCCAGTTGCTCTCACAGACAAAGGCAGGTGAGGTAATTGGCAAACAATGATGGAAGCATCAAGATTGGTGTGTCTGTAGATGAAAGTGAATTAAAATCTGGATTAAAAAAGACAGAGAAAGAAGCTAAACAAACTGCCGATGATGTCAGTGATCAAGGTAAAAAATCTTCTAAAGGATGGAAAGACTCCTTTAATGAGATAGGTTCTTTATCAAAAAAAGGATTTTCAGCTGTTAGCAGCGCGGCAAAAACGGCTGCAAAAGCTTCCATTACTGCTATTGCAGGCATTACAACTGCAATGGGCGGATTAGCTGCAGTAGGTATAAAATATAATGCTTCAATCGAAACTTATCAGACTTCTTTTGAAGTTATGACCGGTTCAGCCGAAAAAGCAAGTGAAGTTATTGAAAGATTGAAAAAAGTTGGAGCAGAAACTCCATTTGAACTGCCTCAACTTGCGGATACAACTCAGTTATTAATGAACTATGGTTTTACTGCTGATGAAGCGATGGACAAGATGATGATGCTTGGGGATATTTCTCAAGGATCTGCAGATAAGATGTCTCGTATTGCTATGGCATATGGACAAATGAGCTCAGCTGGTAAAGTACAGCTTGAAGATGTCAAGCAGATGATTGAAGCTGGATTCAACCCGTTGCAAGAAATATCAGAGAGTACAGGCGAATCGATGGAAAGCTTGTATGATCGTATTTCTAAAGGTACGTTGTCTGTCGATGAAATTACCGCATCGATGGAACGAGCAACTTCTGAAGGTGGAAAGTATTTCCAGTCAATGGAAAAACAATCCAAGACTTTTGAGGGGCAGATGTCCACTTTAAAAGATAATGCTCAGCAGTTGCTTGGCGATATCATGAAGCCAATCTCGGAAGAGATGACAAACAGTATATTGCCTGCTGCAAATGAAGCATTATCAACTCTTTCAAGCGCTTTTGAAGAGGGTGGACTTGAAGGAATGTTTGAAGCCGGGGCTGGAGTTATCACCAATCTATTGAATGGGATGAGCTCTCAACTACCTGCTATTTTCAATACTGCGACAACGATTTTAGGATCGTTAGTTCAAGGGATTGCAGCGGCATTGCCATCTTTGGCAAATGCAGCACTGTTAGTGATCCAACAATTCTTGACCACACTGGCAGAAAATGGCTATCAAATAGCCGCTGGCGGTATCCAGTTGATTAGTCAATTGTTTGATAGTATATCAGCTAAATTACCAGAACTTATTCCTCTAGCATTTCAAGCTATAGCAAATTTTGTTAACGGTCTTATTAGTAATCTTCCACAATTATGGGATTCTGGTATGCAGTTATTGTTAAGTCTGGTGCAAGGGATCGTTGATAGCATTCCAGATTTAGTACGACAAGTTCCAACGATTATTGCTAATTTTATTGGTTCTTTGATCCAACATTTACCAAGTATTTTAAGCACTGGAGTGCAATTGTTAGGTGAATTGATAAAAGGTATATTAAGTGCAATACCATCCTTGATTGCAGGGCTTGGTGATGTTGTAGCCAATATGATTGACTATATCGGTAATATCGATTGGTTACAAGTTGGTATCAATATCATTAAAGGTATTGGAAACGGTATTGCCAGTATGGGCAAATGGTTGATTGATAAAGCTGTTGGATGCGTAAAAGGCGCATTTGATAAGGTAAAAGGTTGGCTTGGTATTAAATCTCCATCTAGAAGAGCCAAGAAAGAAATTGGATATAACTGGGTCGAAGGTGAAGCTGTTGGTTTAGAGGAAAAAACTCCAGAGCTCAAAAAGGCGGCTACAAAATCAACTCAAGCAGCATTTGATGCAAGTAAGAAAGAGGTCGCTTCTCGATTTGTATCTTCTGCAAAAGGTAGGGCTTATGATCATCCAGCATCTGCTTATGTGGATACTTCAACAGATACAGATAATCCTTCGGATGATGATGGACCAATCGTAATCAATAATCAATTCATTGTAGACAGTGATGTGCTTGTAGATAAGACAACAAAAGCTACGATTAAAAAAATAAGTCGTGATCAGAAAGGAAAGGGGCGCTATAAATGATAGAGTATGGTTTTCAAACAGATCAATTATATAGTGCTTCGTTTGGTGTCCGTGTAATAGATAGCTATCCGGTGATTCAATATGGATCACCAAGCTATACACAGAAATCTATACCAGGAAGAAGAGGAACATTAACAGAAAGTGATGGAACTTATAGTGATACTATAATTTCTATGGATTGTGATATTACACTAATTGATGAAGTTAGTGTGGATCTACAGTATCAAAGGTTCATAACTTTGCTTATGCAATCTAAAAAATTGATATTGGAAGGAATGGAGACAAGGTATTTTCAAATTAAAAAAGTAGAAGTGTCTGATTATGAAAGATATTCAGATATATCTATTGAATTTAGTTTGACATTTACTTGTGATCCTGGGGTATATCTTCTAAGTGGAGATTTCTTTGAATCAGTATCAAACAATCAAATAATCAATATCTATAGTATGTGTGAACCGGTATACAGGATAGAAGGAACAGGATCCTGTACTTTAACAATCAATGATAAGGAATTGAAATGTAATGTAGATGGAACAATTTACATTGATACAGAAAAGCAAGAAGTTGTACTAGAATCAGGACAACTATCCAATACTTTGGTAACAGGTGATTTTGATGATTTATATCTAAAGACTGGGATAAACTCTGTGTCAATAACTCCTGGTTTTGCGTTAAAAGTAAAACCTAGATGGAGGTGGTTACATCCATGATTCAGCTGTATAAAAAAGGAAATACCGATTATAAAAAAAATGGCGATATCGTTCTATTGCCTACAGAGTGTCTGTTGGATTCCACTTTAAATGGAGATTGGATTGGTTCAATGTCACATCCAATAGATTCAGAAGGACGATGGAAATGGATCACAGATGATGCAGTTATTAAAGCTCCAGCATCTGATGGAACACAACAGCTTTATAGGATTGTTAATTATGATATTGACGATAATAAAGGTGTAACGTGCGATTTAGAACATATCTTCTATGACAGCATGGATGATTGCTGGATAGATGATAAGAGGCCAACAGATACAAATGGACAAGGTGCTCTCGATTCAATAATTACAAATCCAAAATATACTGGATCTTCTGATATTTCACGTTTGTCAACCGCATACTATATTGATAAAAATTTGATGGAAGCATTAAATGGTTCTGATGAGAACTCTTTTATATCCAGATGGGGTGGAGAAATCTATTTTGATAACTTTCATGTTTCTGTCAACAAACGTGTAGGATCTGATAGAAATGTAGAAATTCGTTACGGAAAAAACATGAATGGAATGCATCTTAATACAGATATGCGTGATATTGTTACAAGAATCAAGCCTAAAGCTTACAATGGTCATACAATGACCAATAATGGAGTTGTCGATAGTCCAAATATTGATAAGTACCGTATCATTCATAAAAAGGCAATGGAATTCAGTGATATCAAAATGCGTGAAGATGCACAAGATGATGATGAAGCAAACGGTATTATTGTTTGTGATACACAAGAAGTACTGGATGCAGCATTAACAACTGCAGCACAGGAACAATTTGAACTAGGCATTGATGCACCTACAGTAAGTGGGGAAATCAATGTTTTTCTTTTGCAAAATTCTAAAGAATATGAAGATGTAAAAGAACTAGAAAAAGTGTGTTTAGGGGATACAGTTCACTGCAGAAATAAAAGAATTGATGTGGTATCAGATGCAAGAGTTGTGCGGTTGGTTTGGGATGCAATTCGAGAAAAAGTAAATTCTGTAGAAATTGGGGAGTTAGCATATAACTATTTTGATGATGTTTCATCAGTGAAAAATGCAGTTGAGAAAGTAATCAATGTAGAAACAAACACGGTGATTGCAGAAAAGGTTCAAGGGGTAATCAGTGCAGCCAATGCTATTTTGATGGCGCAAAAAGATAGAGCCAATAAAACAGAAGTTAAAGCAATTCTCATGCAAGACACAGATCCTGAGTCTCCTTCTTATGGAGCATTGTGCTTAGGAACGCAAGGGCTAATGCTTGCAATGGAAAGAACTGAAGATGGTAGTGATTGGTCTTGGGGAACAGCAATAGATTATCGTTCTATTCATGCAGATTATATTATCACCGGTATTCTTTCAGATTTGAACGGAACATTCTATCTGGACATGGAAACCGGCGAGCTTGTAATGAACGATGGTACGTTTAAAGGAGTGTTAAACACTTATAAAGATGTAGGTATTGGTAATTGGCTATACCTAGGAACACAAGCTACGAATGGCAACTTTTCTGCATCTGGTATAACAGTGGGACCGGTTGGTTCAGGCACTGACAATAAACCATTGATAAATATGTGGGGTAATCAGAATAATCGCTCAGGATCCATCAATATTCTTCCATTTAGCGGAGCAGATGATTGTAGTATATTCTTAACACGTGATAACAGTGGTAATTCGATTCAATTAAAGACATCAGCTCTGACAATTAATGGTAAAGGTGGTTTGACTGGAACTTATCAAGTGACCAACTCATTAACTGTTGAAAAAGGATTAGTCACAGGAGTCAGCTGATGGCACAGTCATTTCAAATATTCGTCAACACATATAATGGTACTGGTCATGATGTGGATGGGTATTACGGAGCACAGTGTTGGGATGGATATGCTTTTTATGATCAATGGCTAGGCTATTCTCCGATACACTGTACTACCACGGGCGGCGCGCGTGATCTTTGGGAACAGAGATATTCAAACGGAATGTTGAACAACCACGACATTGTTACGGGATCGCCACAAGATGGGGATATTGGCGTATGGACCAATGCCTATGGCGGAGGATATGGCCATGTCGCTATGTATTACAAAGGCCAATGGATGGGGCAGAATCAAGGCGGAGCTGCTTATCCTGGTGGTGGTGCGGTGTTTAATATCGTTTCTCTATCCTGGCCAGATGGAGGCTTATTCAGACCAAAATGTTATGCTGAAGGTTCTGGTGGTACCAAGAAGGTATTAGAGCTAGATTTGCAAAACGGCATTGTTATCGGTGCTCGCTGGATTGAAGTAGAAATATAGGAGGTGCATAAGCAAATGAACTATATATCCTTATTAAATCGTGGGGTAACGTTGAGCATAGATTGTATGCAATATGATACTTCTAGATATGCCGAATTTATGATTGCTGAAAACGTACAAGATAAAAATTGCACGTATGAATTAGAAACAAAGAACGATAAAGAAGTAAAGGGAGACTGTACAATATCGGATGATAATGTAGTCTCTTTTTTAATCCCAGAAAACGTGACTGCATCTCCTGGAACATACGATGGACAATTGATAATTAAAAATAGTGCTAGTTCTTCAGATAGACTGGGGAGTTTTCCGTTTCAAATTAAAGTAACTGAAGCACCACATCAACAAGACGATCCATATGAAGTCGCATTGTCTGAAGTCAGACAAGCGACACAAGAGTGTATCGATGCGACAGAAGACTTGAATGATATTAAGAGCGCTGCTCAAACTGCTACAAGTTCTGCCAATAGCGCTGCTTCATCAGCAAATGCAGCCGCAAGTAAAGCGAACACTGCAGTTAGCACAGCAAATGCTAAGATTCAAGAGATGGAGGAAATTATCGATCGATTTGGTGATATCAATCCAGAGGATTTGGTGACTCCAAGTGAATTGAATGCATTGAGAACAGAAGTAATAAATCTGATCAATGGTATCAAGAATGGTACTACTGATGTCATGATCGAAGTGGAGGGTTCATAATATGCGAACTCTCAAATTTAATGTACGTGGTCAGACTTTGGAAAAAGATCCAAAGTGTGATTATGGCAACATTGTCGCTGGATCCAAAGGATATCTATTATTTGAATTCAATTTTTCAGAAGAATTGAATGGATATCGAAAGGTCGCATGCTTCATTGATGGGCCGGATATTGAGTATGTACCAATCATCAATGAGCGATGTATCGTTCCAGACAATGTGACCGACTCAAGAAAGATATCATTCTTTCTGACTTTCGTTGCAAATGATCAAAAGTTTGCGACTAATAAATTATCAATCAAGCAGGAGGTGATTGTGCAATGAAAACATTAGATGATGCACTAGCTGTCCTAGCTGTTCAAGAACAAGAGATTCAATACTGTACGATTGATCCTGAGACTCGTGAAATTACAGTTCCAGATACATATAAAATTTTAGGTGTTGAATCGGACGAAGATGTCGAAAGAGTCTATTTTAAATGTCCGAAAATCGTAGGCGATAATATAGATCTTTCAAAACTTGTAATTTTTGTAAATTATCAAAATGCATCCGGAGAAAAAGACAGATATTACTGTGATGATGTATCAGTGAAAGGTGATGAGATCACATTTAGCTGGTTGATCTCACGCAAATGCGCGAAAACACCTGGCACAATCCAATTCATTGTTTGTGCTAAAAAGTCTGTCGAAGAAGATGTGACAAATGAATGGAACACAACAATTGCTGAATCGGAAATTCTAAAAGGTTTAGAACCTGAAACTTCAATTCCAGAAGATCAGCAAGACATTGTGATGCAATTGATAGAGAAATTAAATACATTGATAGAAATGGGTGGTGCAGATGCACCATCGTTCTATATCAATGACGAAGGCCATTTAATCGCAGTATATAATTCATAACGGGGGGGTATAAGCAATGGCAAGAGAAGTAGATTTAGGTGTAGTAATTCCTAGTATTGGTTCAAATGGTAACTGGTATGTTGGAACAACTGATTTAGGAAAGCCAAGTCGTGGCGCTCAAGGTGCCAAAGGAGACACAGGCGCTCAAGGCGAGCAAGGAATCCAAGGTCCAGCCGGTAAAGATGGTACTGGTGTTAACATCAAAGGTTCTGTTGAGAATGAAACCTCACTTCCAGGAACTGGTACAGCTGGTGATGCATATTTAGATGGTAGTGGTACTCTTTGGGTTTATGTTGGTTCTGGCGGAAATTCTACAAATGGTAAATTTAAAAATGCTGGAAACATCAAAGGACCTCAAGGTGCCAAAGGAGACACAGGCGCTCAAGGCGAGCAAGGAATTCAAGGCCCACAAGGTGACCAAGGTCCTCAAGGTGAAAAAGGTGAGACTGGTGCACCTGGTGCTAAAGGTGAACAAGGTCCTAAGGGTGACCAGGGTGAACAAGGTCCACAAGGTTTACAAGGACCAGCCGGTAAAGATGGCATCACTCCAGATTTATCAATCGATGAAAATGGTCATCTAATCGCAACTTATGACGAATAGGAGGTGATGGCAATGTCAAGACGTGTAGATCTTGGCAAAGTGGTTGGTCCGCAAGGGCCACAAGGCAATACTGGTGCAAAAGGAACAGATGGAGTTTCTGTAACAAGTGTTGAACAGACTACCACTTCCACAGCCGACGGTGGAACCAATGTAATTACAGTGACATTATCCAATGGCACTAAAAAGACCTTTAATGTAAAAAATGGTAGCAAAGGTTCTACTGGTGCAAAAGGTGATACTGGCTCTCAAGGACCTCAAGGAAAACAAGGAGCACAAGGTGTTCAGGGCCCTAAAGGGGATACCGGCCCAGCAGGTGCCACTCCAAACATTGGTACAAATGGCAATTGGTATATTGGTGGCTCTGACACAGGAAAGCCAAGCCGAGGCGCTACCGGATCACAAGGGCCTAAGGGTGACACTGGTGCACAGGGTCCGCAAGGAAAACAAGGCAATACAGGACCTGCCGGTACAACTCCTACGATTGGAAGCAATGGTAACTGGTTCTTAGGCAGTTCAGATACAGGAAAGCCAAGTCGAGGTGCTCAAGGACCGCAAGGACCACAAGGGAAACAGGGTGCTCAAGGACCACAAGGACCGAAAGGCGATACTGGTCCTCAACCATCTCTTTCTAACAGTTTGACTTCAACAAGCACTACAGTCGCTCTGACTGCTGCACAAGGTAAAGCTTTAAATGATAAAATCACAAATATTTTAAATGGTGTATCTGCACCGATGACAGAAGTTTAGCCACTAGAGATAGTGGCTTTTATTCTGCCTATTAAAAGGAGGAAATTCTTATGGCATTATTTAAATTTAAATCAAAAGGAAAAACTAGACAGCTAGTCGATTTAATATATCCGGTCGGCTCTATTTATATTAGCACCGCTTCAACGAATCCAGGAACCTTGTTTGGTGGTACTTGGGAAGCGTTTGCGCCTGGTCGAGTTTTAATTGGTGCCGGTCAAGGAAATGATGGTACTACAAGTATGTCCTTTACTGCTTCTTCGAGCGGTGGAAAATACAAAGAGAC